GTTTTATCAATTGTTTCACTTGTTTCCATGTATAAGGAATCTTTCTACTACCTTTAGCAAAATCTACATTCTTTGATACACCATAGTAATCTTTTACTACCAACAGGTCTATTATATTCTTTATCATAGTATTATAACATTTAAGGTTGGATATTTAATGAACCCTCAAGGATTGGACCTAATAACTGAATATTACACTCACCTGTTGATAGATTGTAATCGTTAATAGCTCTTAAATGGTAATCATTACTTCTAAATTGAACGATGTCATTAAGTTCCATATCAAAGTAGTCTGCTAATGGAATAACCGCTGACATGTTAATTAAACGAGTTCTAGGATTATATAAAAGATTTACATAGGAACTCCAATAGTTTGAATATAGAGATGCGGTTGGCTGTGAACCATAAACAGGTTGCTCATTAAAAAATAAGAGTGATTTAGAACCTGTTGTAGGGAATGAGCCAGTCACTACATTGTAATTATCGAAATATGGAAATTGAGTTACCTGATTTGCAAATCCGCCATCATTTACATAAAATGGTTCACAATCTATCTGTCCATTATAGAATAATAAACGTGGTTGAACTCTGGCTGGAGAATAGTTCTGGTCAGAAATGTAAGTTGGTATGTAAATTGGTATAATTTGTGACATATAATTTATTTTTTAAATACAATTTTGACAAGTTCCACCAAATCCATTTATTGTTGCTGTTGATGCATCAATAGTTAATACATAACATTGGTCTAAAAGATATATTAATCTATATCCAGTGTATGCAATAGTACCTGATGAATCTGCATATAATGTATCACCAAATTGAACATTTCCAGTTAATGTATATATTGGTAGATATTCATAGAATCCATTACAAATATCAGTAACATAAGGGCTTATTGATAATCCATAGAATCCAGCTAAGAAATATTCTTGAGTAGGTGCTAAACCTTCTACCGAACCAGATACACCAGTACCAGCTATTTGTAATAATGGAGTTGATGCTAATGATGTTTTAACTTCAAACTTACCCTGTGAAAAGAAGTTTTCCAAATCCGTATAGTATGCTTTACCATATTCTCTATTTGCTTCCTTACTAAATTGCTGTGAAATATAATCTTGGTCTAATACATCACCAAAGTTTAATTCGTTTACAGCAAGGTTGTTAGCTGGAATTACTTCCAATTTCTCATTTAAGTTAGCGTATTTGTTAAAATCCCATCTTCTGCCTTTATTATACCAAGCCGTAAATGGTTCAATAATAAATTCGTTTCTTTGTGTTTTAGATGGATATATTACTAAGTTAAATTTCTTTTGTATAGATGTAATAAAATCAATCTGCTTAATACCTGATGTACCAAACGGCATATTCAAAGGTATATTCATAATTCTATCATCTGCTGCATTTAGTACCTTTGTAATCTCTAATTTAGATTTAGGTTTACCATCCGGGTCTAAAGTGAATGTAAAGTTATTATAAGGTGTAGAATAAATGTCATCCCAATATAATGCAAAATAGTATGTACCAACAGGCAATACTGATGTATTAAATGGAGTTGCTAATTCATAAGTTTCATTTTGTCCATTAGCTCCTTCAGCAAATTTAGCTGTTGTATTAGCTGTAAAAAAGTTATTAAAATTAACTAATGTTGTTGATGATACTTCAGTAAGAGAACCTGTTTGTAATACTTTAAAATTTATTTGAGGTCCACCCAATGAGCCTGATATTTTAACATTAAGTGTTAAATTACCTCTTAATGAAGATGGTGTTGTTAAATCGTATCCTAAACCATTTACTAATCTACTAGATGGGTCTTTTTGAATATTGTACCAAGGAAGAATTGTATTTGTTGTTTGTGATACTACTAAATCAGTTTGTCCACTTGCTGATATTGGTGATATAGTAACCTGTCCATAAGTTTCTAAATTAATATCACTATAAACTGGATAACGAAGTGCTCTATTGCAAATTAAGTAAACATCCTCCAATCCACCATTATCTATAAATGATGATGAGTAGGTATAGCCTGCTTGATTGAATATTGCATCTAATACTATCTTAGCTTTGATAGAAGGTTTAAAATCTAATACACCCAATGCTCCTTCATTATCATCCATTCCAAAGAAAAGGTCACCAGAAGTATATTGTAACTTCTGTCCATATTCTGCTAAAGGATATACAATAGAGCCAGAGAAAAGTTCACCAGCCCAACTTGCTGAAATATTATTAAATGAAGATGTGTGATTATAAACCGAAAGTGAAGTTAAATCAGTAAGATAACTTCTATTAATCTCTCTAGCAAAAGAAGATACTGCTCCGTAGATTGTTACTTCATACGAATCAATAAATTTGTTTGCATATACGTTTACTTTGTTTAATTGTAGATACCCTTGTGATAAGTAAATTCCACCGAAATCTAAATAAGCTGGAACTTTTATGTTAGTAGCAAATGTATCAGGAGATTGTACACTAATATCATAAACATGCTCAAAAAAAGCATTGTTCTTTTTGGTACCCGGCAAGTTAATCTGCCTAGTAAAATCGGCAGGTATAATGCCCAAATCAAATAGACCTGTAACATTATCAGATAGCAATATATCTTCATCTTTAAATAAATCTAAAATTTGTCCATCTGCAACCAATTGGAATTCTATTCCCTGTGTACTTAATACTCCCATTATAATATAAGTTTATAACCTTGTCCAAAATCAAAATCAAATCCGTATTGAATAACCTTATCAACAACACCTGTTTTGAATGTTACTGAATCGGTAGCAATTGTTAATGGTGCTAAATCAGTTGTTGATTTAACCCAATATATTTCTTCGGAAACTAACAATTGTTTGAATATTTCGTTGTAGTTTTCAGGCACCCAATCAGTATTAACTGATATAGTTTGCTTAGAATCTACTATATAATTTAAGTTTGAACTATCGTATTGGTTATAAGATAATGTAGGTGCTGTGAATGTGCCTAATTGTGGCTGGTATCCTCTTACAGTTGTAGAGAATGATTGTTTGTTTACCATATAGAAATCAAACCAATCAAATTGTCCGTATCTATTTTTCCACTTAATTCTTATGTTTGGATACTTCTGCTTACATACCACTTCAAAATTGATAGGCGTCCCTAATGCGGTGTTTCCTGCGAAAGCCTGAATAGAATATGAATCTGATAATGTGCTAATCGGGAAGCCACTCTCTTGAGGTGCCTGTGGGTATTGTTGAACCTGTTGTGAAGATGATACACTTCCACTAAGGGTAAACGTACCATTTCCCAAAGAACCTGAATAAACTAATTTAGTTGGTACACTACCACCTGTTGTACCTACATAAACACCTGCTGTTCCAAAATCCTCTGCTAATACTGATTGAGAAACAGGTCCATCGGTCATTAACGGCCAATGAATAGATTTACTTTCTATTGGTTGTCCAATTGGTTCATCAAATATAGCGTATCCATCTAATGCTTTGTAAACACCACTTTCAGTATGAGAACCTGTCACAAAAACTGAACCTGATTGGTATCTCCAATATCCATCAGCTTTAAAATACTTTACGTTTGAATTATCTGCAGCTGCTGGATTAGTTAGAGTTGAATTTAGGATTCTACCCACATCAAATATACCAACATTACTTGCGTTTGGATATTTTACTAATGTGTAATTTGCTACCGAAGATGAATCGGATGTAGTTCCATTCCAATAATATAAATCTAAATAGTATTGGAAAGAAGCAGATGTATATACTAGTCCACTCTCCGATAATGTGAATATTGTAGGGGATTGTACTAGCGAACACGTAGCTGGATATTGAGTTATGTTAAGGGCCATCTAAAATCTTTTTATAATTTAACCTTTTTAGAAGGAAAAGTATTTGATGGTTATCTACGAGCTCTCTCTGCAGATAAACTACGGAATGCTCTATCTATACCTATTTGTATTACAGGTAAGAAATCTTTTTCTACATATCCGCCTATATAAGCATCTATTGTTTTCTTTAAAAGGGGGTCTTTTGATGCTTCTTCAGCAAAGGGTCTTGGATTACCAGCTCCAACACCTGTACCATTACCCCATTCTACCCATCTACCATACTCTGCTCCCGGAGGTGCAAATTGTAGGGATACATTAAAAGATATTTGAGGTAGATTTAAGCTTGTTACACTTGCAGCCTGTTGCTGCGTAATCATATTAGAAGGTGTATTGAAAGACTGTACAGTTTTATATAAGTTACCAGTCTTATAAGCAGGTTTCCAATTCCCACTTATCATATATAAGTTGGCTAGTGATTGGTAGGTTTTAGCAACATCTTCTAATGTTTTCATTAACAATCAGTTTGTACACCTTTAATTTCCAAAGCATTACCAGCCAAAACAACACCTGTATCACAAAAGTTTGATTGGTTGAATGCTTCTAATTCAAAAGTACAAACCCATCCTGCTAAACCATTTGGCATTTCGTTTTTGAATGCTACTGCATTTGGTTCTGTTGTAAATTCAAATGCTTGAACACCTCTATCAGTATAAGATAGTAAATCATTTAAGATTGATAACGTATTGGCATGAATATCAAATGTATCATCAGTACCATAGAAAGAAACATCTTGCTGATTATATACTCCAATACTTTCATTGTTCTTATCTTTTGCCTTATCAGCAATTGTTAATTGAACCTGAAATTTAATTACTTTATCACCAAAACGAGCAGTTGTAATTAGAATGTTCCCCAATGGATATTGAGGAAATTCATCATTATCTAAACCAAAATCATCACCATAGCTCACTCTTTGAATAGATGGATGGTTCTTCATTATAGTTTTGAAGTAATTTACTATGTTGTAATAGAGTACATAGTTTGTACCAATGTTATTTATTACGTTTCCCATATATTATAAGTTTATTCCACCGAAATACGCATTACCCATATCAGGATAAATTTGTGTCTGATTTCCTACTGATTCGTAGTATTCAGGTATTTGATTAGAATATGAAATTAAATAGTTCTGCATTCTTGTAGCGTAGTAATCAGCATTGTTCATAGATTTTTGTAATAGGTAATCTACTTCGTTTTTAGTTACTGATTTTGCTGTTTCTGTTTCATGCTTAACTGCACCTTCACTTTTGAATTGAACACCAGAGAATGGAAGATATTCCACTACTGCGTACCAAATTAGTGTAGGTTTGATATGGTCTTTCATTAAGTCCTGATAATATGCATCCAATTGGTTGAATGTACCATTAGCTATCTCTAATTGAAGCTTATCAAATAATACCGTACCTAACAAATTCAAAATGTATTTGTCTTGTGCAGTTCTTACAAAGTTTAATAATCTATCCGCATCAATTGAACCTTGAAGTGGAGTATTTTTGATTATATCGTTTCTTGTTATAAATAAAGCGTATGCCATATCGTTAATTATTTTTTATATGTTTCAAAGTTCTTAGAGAAGTTTGGATTTGATTTTGAAAAGTCCATTAAGGTTTCGGTTTCAATATTCTCATCCACTGCTGATGGATTATCTTCTATCTCTGCAGGGTTTTCAGCCTGTTCGTTAATATCATCTTGCACTTGCTCTACACTCTGACCTGTTTCCTCTGCGGTTTCAGAAAGAATTACCAATGGAGTTAATTGTTCAAAATACAATTCACTATCTTCGTATCCACCTACACTTAAAGCCTCTGATAAGAAGTTTATGATTAGGTTTTGGAATGGAGTGATTGTCATTGTTTGTAGGATAGAATAAGCTGTTTTCATTTCCTCTGATTGAGAACTAAATCCGTTAGCTTGTGTTCTAATACCAAACAATAATGGAGATGTAATTCTATGTGCAACTAAGATTCTATCCTGTGCGTAATCTGCTACATATTTGTATTTGTCATGTAAGTTATCAGTAGAGATTATATCAATAGTTGGTTTTCTTTCTGGGTCATCGTTAAATGAAATCATAAATCTACCAGCGTTTCTAGTGCCTGTAAATTTAGATTCAATCAAATCTTCAATTGTATCTCTTTCTTCAGGAGCTGGAATACCATTATTCATATTAACCATCACTAATGGTAAGAAACCATTCTCAATGTTGTTAAGATGTAAGTTTGATAATTCAGCTTCAGCAAATGAGAATTGTAATGCAGGAATCCAATCAGGTAATGAATAATAGTATTTGCCTGGTGAGTAATTCTTAATCCATAAGATTTCCATCTTTTCAGTTGATGTACCATAAGCAGGAATCTTCTTCTTATTTCTTTGTGCTTTATGGTCACTCCAATCTATACAATAGAAGTAATTCTCAATCTTTGGTTTATCATATAATTTCTCAGCTCTGAAATTTTGTACTGGAGCATGATACATTTTGATTACCTTACTATGGTCATCGTTCCAATAAACTTGGAAACAAGCATTACCATATAGCTTCAAATCAAATGCTACTCTTTTGATTTCTTCTTGCGGTATTAACTTACCTAAAGCTTCTTCAAATCCTTTGTTTTTAGTGTATAATCCTTTACCATATACCAAATCAGCGATACCTTCAATACAAGCTGCGTTTGTTGTAGAGTTGTTGTATGCATCAGTTACGTTTTGGAAGAAATCATCAGGTCCAATAACACCTACCGGCACCCATTGGTATCTTGTCTTTATATCTTCCGTTATAACAGGTATATCTTGTTGCGTAAGATTAACTACGCTAAAGTTTTGATTTACTTTCATA